AGTACCCATAATGGAAATAATCTTCCATTAACTTTCAAATCAATAAAATTTTGATTATTATTTGACATTTATAATATTATAAATAAATTAAATTTATAATAATAAATTTAATTTTCATAACAAAAATATTTATAATAATAATTTATCAAAAAAAATATTTTATGTTTTCAAAGGTAATATTAATTTAGTATTAAATTCTCCATCTTGATGTGCTCGAATAATTAGTTTAATTTCATATGGTTTTGCTTGTACTATTTTTAATAAATCTTGTCCAATTAATAATATACCAGGTCGTCCTCTTGATGGATTATTTGTTGATATTAAATTACCAGAAAAATCATTCCATCTAATATTAGAAATACCCTCTCCTTCATTTATTTTTATGTTATTAGATAATGGTATTTTAAAATCATCATGTATATGTATTTTATTTTCTGAAGAACAAGTTGGTAATCCACCATGTGCTAAATAAATATATTTTTTGTCATTTGGATCTTTAATTAATATTGCAGAATGTTGATATATCATTGTATCATTTAAAATAAAAAATAAATCATTTTTATCAAATTGTTTTTTCATTTGAAGACGTAAACCATATTCCCAATTTGTATCTTGTTCTTCATGATTACCTCTATTAATATGTACATTATTTGGATTACGTAATTTTAATAGATATAATAAAATCATTATTTCATAACCATATATTCCACGATCTACAATGTCTCCTAAAAATATTAAATGATAATCTTTATCTAGTTCACAAGTATTACTCATTATACCAATTTCTCTAAATCTTAATAAATGTCTTATAAATGTCATAAAAGAACCATGAAAATCTCCCATTATAATAAACTTTTCATTTATAGTTGGTCTAATAATTTTAATTAACGAGTTATTACTATCTGGAATACTTGTTGAATCATCTGTATAAATCCAATCTTTTAAAAGAATTGCCTTTATTTTAGTAAATAAATCTATTATCTTAATGTCCTCATAAAAAAATGACATTGTATCTATACGATCATCAATTGGGTTAACTTTTGGCCTGTCTGTCTTTTTTGCACCATATATATTTGTAAATTTTATTAAATCTTCGCTAGTTATATCAAATAATTTAAAATTATAATTTTCAGATGCTGTTGGAAATAATGCTTTATCCGCATCAGTAAAATCTTTTAAATTACCATGTATTGGATCACATGATCTAATTGACTTTTCAGTTTCAGTTTCAGTTTTATCTTTATATTTAATAATTCCACATATATCATCTGATGAATCTATTAACTTAGTAGTAATAATTGGGTCTATTTTAATTTTAGTAGTTCGTGGATCATTAGTAGCTCGTGGATAATTTTGTAATTTATATTCATATATTTCTAAATTTAATTGATTCGTTACACCTCCTTTTAATTTTGTAAAATTTGTACGAATAAGTTCTATTAATCTATTATGTTTATCAATATTTGCATCACTTATTCTATTATTAACTTTATATGATTCTTTTGCTAATTTTAAAATTAAGTTATTAAAAATTAGAGTATTTTCATCAGGTGAATCAGAATCTACACATTTATTGAGTAAATCATTATTGTCTTCAATAAATTTTAATAATGCAAAACTATCTTTAGTTAAGTCTCTACCAGCATCTGTATTTGTTGATATAGTAACTATTGGTAAATATTCTGTTGGATCATCATTCACTACAATAAAATTGCCCCTATTTTTAATTAAATGAGAAAATTTATAACAATTAATTGACTTACCTAAAAAAGATCGATTATTATATTTATAAGGTTCTATGTCATTTATATTTGTAAATTGAGTTTTTGCCATATATATATATTATTATAACATAAAATTGAAAATTGATTTAATTAATCTATTTTATAATTCTCTTAAAATTATACAATGTTTAAAATAGGTGATAATATATGGTTTATTCTTGGTGGTCTTAAATACGAAGGTTCCATTACAGGGCCTGGTTTTGATATAAATGGTAATAATTACAAATTATGGAAAATTAAATTAACAAATGTATTTAGTAATACAATTATTTGGAAAGATTCCGATCTTGAACTTCAAAGAAAAGCTCTTGATAATCTTAGTGTCAATGAAAGTATATTAAACTACTTAACATTATAAAAAACAAAATTCATTTATTCTTCTCTAAAATATTTTTAGCAATAATATGATTTATAAAAAATGATGGATTAAAAAATTTATTAGGCCAAATAATACATCAACAAGTAAATATATCCATGAATACGTATTACCATTTATTGCATTATATGAAAATAATATATATAATGATCCATGTAATGGTCTTAAATTATTCCACCAAATTTTATCACCAAAAACTTCTGCTCCTGTTTTTCTTGAGCCTGTTAAATAAAAATAAAAAAATCCAAAAGCTGGAATTAATGATAAATATCCGAGGTATTTTAATATTTCAATACTCGCATTCTTAGCAATATACACGAGAAGTAATCTTGTGCCAATACATCCAATTAAAAATAGTAGGAAACGTTTGTATATTGTATTCATATAAATTAAATATATATTAATCAAATTTATATACAATTTGATCTTCATTAAGTAAATTAAATTTTATCAATGCATTCATTGCAGAAATTTGTTGTGCTTCTTTTTTAGTTGTTGCAGTACCAGTACATAATACTTTACCAGTAAAATCTAAAATTCCTTCTTTAAACATTTTTTTATTCGTTTTTTTATCAATAAATTGTTCAATTTCAACATATTTTGGAGCATTCCATTTATTTTTATGATAGAAAATCATAATTTGATTTTTAAAATTTGTATCTTTATAAATTAGTTCTGCATAATCTGGTACTGATTCTAATAATATTCTCATAACATTTAAACAAATATCAAATCCTTGATCTTTAAATAAAGCACCCATAAATGATTCAAAAACATCTTCTAATAGTTTATCACTATCTCTTCCTTGTAATGTTTCAACTTGATTTGATATAATCATATATTTATCAATACCTAAAATTTTAGCAAATACACATAATGCTTCTCTATTTTCAATCTTCATTTTTAATCTTGATAAAAATCCTTCATCATCGGTATCTTCATTAAATCTATCAAATAAATAATCTGCACAAATTAATTTAATGACAGTATCACCTAAAAATTCAAATCTCTCATTACTTGCATCTTGTAAAACAAGAGTATTTTTTGGATATAGTTTATATGCAGTTTCTAGAATATCTTTATATAAACCATAATATTCTCTTTTAATATAAGATTTATGAGTTAGTGATTTTCGATATAATTCAATATTATTTACTTTCAGAATAATATTGAATTTTTTAAATAATTTTTCTACATCTTCTTCTTTAATCAAAATATTATTTTCATTAAAGGGAATTGAAACATTTTCAACATCTTCATGTTCTTCTAAATTATTCATATTTAATATCTTATAGGAATTTAACTTTAAGTTAAAAATATCAATTTTTATAATTTTTATTTTTCTAATATAGTTATATAAATGTCTATAGTTTTTAGAAAAGCACATACAACTGAAGATAAAAAACAATCAACCCCAAATCAATTATACGTAACAATCGTTGAAAAAGCAGACTTACAATCACCTGGCGCTATACTTGTTAAAGCTTCTTCAGAAATGCTTATTAATTTACCAAAATCATTAATTTATAAATCTGAAAATGGTGCACATAGTTATAAAGATGCAAGTGGAAATTTAGAAATAAGTATTGATTCTGATTTTACAAGTTTAAATATTAATTTATATGGTACTAAAATAGATTTACAATTTGGAAATCTTGAAGAATTTAAAAAAATTAAAGAAAGCTTGGATACATTAATTGTAGCACCAGAAGCTGCTCATGCTCGAAGCACAGAATTTTCTAGAAGAGGCGGACTTTATGCAAAATATTTAAAATATAAAGGTAAATATTTATCATTAAAAAAATTATTATAAAGTTTAATAAATACATAATTTATGATTGAATATTTTATTATTTTATTTATAATATTAATATTAATTTTATATTATTATATTAAATATGCACTAATTAATAATAATTATTTAGATAGTGATAAATCATTTAGAAAATTTTCAAAAGAATTTGAAAAAAAACTTAAAAACTTATAAAATTTATTTTACAAATTATATTATGTGTAAATTAAATTTATTATACAAAGATAAATCATATATTGAAGGTAATGGTTTATTCTGTAAAGAATCTTTACAAATTGGTGATTGTATTGGTTTATTAGCAAGAGTATATGGAGATGATAATTTTGATGATAAACCTTTTGGTAGAAATATTAATCATTCAAATAATTCTAATATTGATTTAAAATTAATAAAAGATAGAGATAATCAAATTATATATGTATTAGGAATTGCCAATAAATATATAAATAAAGGTGAAGAATTAACAGCTAATTATAATCATACAAATGCACCTAAACCAAATTTTATTAATAGAAAAAGTTTTAATTTTGATAAAAAAATTAAATAAATTCAGATGTATATAAAGTTTTTTCAGATGATTCAGAAAATCCAAAATGTCTCTTTTTTCTATATTTAGATTCTAATAAGGTAGAATGTTTAGTTTCTTCTTGAGATGAATCTATATCACTATCTTCTAAAGTATAAGATGAAATACGATTATTTTTACTTTGTACATCTGAACTTTCGGAACTTACAGTCTCTGAATTTTCTGATTTAACTGTCATTAATCTATTATTTTTAATTAAATTACCAGATGTATTATCAAATATGAACTCTGGTAATTTAAGATCATAATCAGTTTTTGGATTATATCTATATTTAGTTCTTTTTCCTTCAGATAATTTCTTTTGAAATTCTATAAATGCATATCTCATTGGATCAAGAGCTTTACCTAAACAATTTATTTGAAATTCTCTATAAATGGTATCATCCATTACAGTTTTATTATTCTTTTTAAGATATTCATTTCTTGATCTTAATATTTCTCCTAAAATATTATTTACATTTTCATAATTTAATTTATTATTTACATAATAATAATATTTAACTAGATGATGTAATAATACAACTTGAAAACTAGCAATAAATCCATAATCATATTTTCTATATGGAATACATTTTTCTAAATTATTAAAAATAGTTAATACAACTTTATTATTAAAAATAAATTCTATATGACGATCCCAAAATTGAAAATATGGAAAATATTCTCTAATAGTTATTTTATGCTTTTTATTTAATTCTTCATATATTTTTTTAACATCTTTTTCATATTCAACTGATATTACTTCATATGGTAATCTTTCAGATTTTTTATCAATTGTATAAAATTTAACCGCATATGTACCAACATGAATTATAGAATTTGATTTTTCAATTAATGATGAAATATCTTTTAATATAATAGATTCTTTTTCATCTAAACTATCATATTTAATTTTTCCATTACCAATTTCTAATGGAAAATTTTTTAATAATAACATTCCGCGTGGTATTGCTTTTTGTAATCTCCAAAAACTCATTAATGGATCAGTATACATTCTTAAATAATCAATAAATGCATATTGAGGCTTAATATATTTTAAACCATTTAATTCAATATAAGGTAATTTATTATAAATAAAAGCTGGTACATATGAAATATCACCAATATCCATTTCATTTACAAAAATCTTATATGTATCTCCATGCTGAGCTTGAGCTGAAGAAACATATTTATAATTTTTCGAATATAAATAATCACATAATTCTTTAACATCTTGTAATGGTTCAGGAGAATAAAATTCAATGTCTGGTCTATCATATTCTTTATAAAATGCATCCTTCGGATTTTTGCTAGCTATTAATCTATTAAGAGCAGTTCCACCATAAACAATTCTATTTTTTTTTTTAATAAATATTTCAACATCTTTTACAACATTATTAAATTCAGTAATTGTTGGTTCATATTCAGTTTGTTTTATTTTATCTGCTTCTTTCATTAGAATATCAATATTATCTCCGATTACATCAATATCATATTGAGTGTACAGTTCAATTTTATTTTTACTCATATAATGAATTTATAAAAAATTATAATTTAAAATTAAATTATAATAATCTATATCAATAAATTAAAATTTACAACTTGCACCACATAAATAACAATCAAACCATGTTGTTGCTCCTTCATCTGCAGATCTATTTTGCATTTGTCGTAAAATACCTTTTTTACCTTTACATTTTTTACATTGATATAAATCAGTATAAGCAAGATTCGTTTTTTTATCTTCAATATAATTAAATCTTTTTATTATTCTTTCCCAATTTGCAGGATCTAATTGCTGTGGAGTATATTCTAACACATCATCAATATTTTTTTTTATTTGATTAATTAAATCTGGATTATTTGAAATATTAAGAATAATATCATTAACTTTTGATTCATAAATACTTTGTAAGATTGAACTAGTTTGACTTTTTTTTATATTAATTTTACAATATTTTAAACTATATTCATAAATTTTATTTTCTAAATTATCAGATAGATCATCATCTTTTAATATTTTATTAATTGATTCAAATATACTATCTCTATATGATTGCAAAATTTCAAGTGACATTTATTTATATATTAATATTATATTATATTAATTTATAAAATAATCAATTTTTAATATTTTTATAACTCATAAATAATTCATTTTTATTAAGTTGATTTATATATCCATATTCATTAATAATTGATGTGTGATAAACATTATATAATGTTTTATTAAAATATAATCCAGGATGACTGATATTTTTTGCAGGTTTAAATAATTTATTATTTAGATCAAGTGGTTTAAATAATTTATCAGTATTATTTTTTGATAAAGTTTTAATTTCATATAAATCTCTCCATTTTTCAATATCGTGAGAATATTTAATCATCTTAATTCTTTCTTTATCATTTAGAATCGTTGTAAATCCACGTCTTCTATATTTATTAATTACTTCAATCGGATCCTTAGTACCAGCAAAATATTTATATTCAATATTAGTTAGAGTCATGCATGCTGTAATACATGATGGAAGTATAAATACATTTGTATTATCATAATATGCTCTTACACATGGAAGATGAAATTTATGAACTGTTGAAAAGAAATTTGAATATTTAATTTGGAATATTTCAAATGATCTTTTAATTCCGGTTACATTATATTTAAATTTAAGATTTTCAGAAATCATTACTGATTCTGGAATTAAATTATCATCGAGTTCATTAAAATTTCTAGTATAAATTTTAACAGAATCTATTGGAAGTATTTCAAAGAATGAATTATATTTTGGATCTTTGAATTTTTCAATATCTTCTTCAAAATATTTTCTATGTTCATTAATTTTTTGTTCAACATAAAGATTATAAATTTTATTTTTATTTTCATCAATTTTATCATTAAATGTATCTTTAGTACAATTTAATTTTAGCATATTAATAATTTCATTTACTTTATTTAAATTAATAAAAATACAAGCAGTTTTTACACTATTAATTCTAGAAATATTTTCAATTGATAGTTCTTTTGTTGCTTTGTCTAATGCTTCATTTAATTCAAAAGCTGTGTCAATATATTCAAATTTATCCATTTGATTACACATTATATCTAGATCAGCCTCATTATAATATTCATCTACAAAAGCTTCAAAATTTCCATTAGTATTAAAGATAAGAGGGTTAAAACTTGGTAAACATGCAGCAATAATACTCCCAGATATTGCGATATTCTTAAAATTTGCATGTTTAAAAATATCAAAGTTTTTATTTCCACTTAAAAATACATTCATTCGTTTCTTAAATGTATTTAGATCTACTACTCCATATTTTTCTTTTAGTAATTCTCTATCAATATTTTGAGCATTTGAATAATTTGTAAAATTATATACATCTACACCATATGCATTGAGATCAACATATAATTTATCATTAATTAATAATGGGAAATATGGATTATCTTTTAATTTATTGAGATTAAAATTAAATACTGGTAATTTAGAAGCAATATTACAATTAAATACAAATCTATCATTTATATCAATATAACTTCTTTTAATTGTTTCTTCAAGATATAATGAAATCCAACCATAAGCTATAATTTTGCGAGTTTGATGTTCACTATATATAATTGGAGCTAATTTAATAAAAATATCAAGAATATTTTCATTATTTAATACAAGATGACAATAGTCTTTTGAAATTAACATATTTGATAATAGTAAAATTAATTCATCTAATGCAGATTCTTGATGTAATTTAAGAATAACCTCATAGAAATTTGGAATATCCTTTTTATCATGTAATTTATAGATTAGATAACCATTTTTTTTAATGGAATTTGAAGCATCTACAAAATTTTGTTTTCTAAACATATGACTTAAATAATCACCTCCATCATCTGGAAGATTTTTAATATTCTCAATTGTTTCTAAAAGTTTTTTATCTTTAATATTAGTTAAATCAAAAAAATTAAAATTACGATTCATAAAAGGTAAGCTAATATTTAACTTACAATTATAATCATATATCCAATAATTTGATTCTTCACAATTAGAAATCATATAACTAATATCCTTATTTTTTTTAATATTACTAAAGTAATAATTCATGAATTTAATCTTAAAATAATCTTCTAATAGATTGTTTTTAAATTGAGATAAATATAATTTTATATCAGATTTACAAATTGTAAAAATTGGTACAACTAATGTATATTCATTATATTCATCACGTGGTTTATGTTCTAAATCATTGATTGCTTCTTTTGAAATAATACAAATTGAATTTTTCATAATATCATTATTCAGAATACTAAATGAAGCTTTAATTAAACACACATTTTTATAATAATTTTCTAATTTTTTTTCCGAAAGTATCGGTTCAAAAATAGAAATATTATCAAAATATTCATTATCAAAAAATTCATCAGTTAATGTAAGAACATATAATGATTTAAAATTACATACTAGTTCATCGATGGCCATATTATCAACATTTTTAAGTTGACCATCAATAAATAATTGTTTATTTCCATATAAAGTATTTGAAACTTTGTTAGACATATCTATATATATATTAGATGGATAAATGATGATAAAATAAAAAAATATCAATTTTTTACATATAAATTAAAGATTATTGTTTATGGTACATAAACAATATAATCATCGATAATTTCATAATAATCAATCTCAAATAATCGTTTCATACATTTATCATAGATTTCTTTACTAATTTCACCACATTTCTTAGTAACAATATCATAGAGTTGATCTTTATGTATTTTAGTTGTTTTAATAGATTTAATAATATAACATTCAATTATTGGTGATTTATCAATAATAATTGTTTCTATTTTTTCATCTAGTTTAATATTTTGTTCTATCTTAGTAATAATGTCAATTTTAATTTCTTGTTTAGTAGCTAAGAAATTAGTATTTAATTTTAGAATATCATTTGAAACTTCAATAATTTTATAATAATTTAGAGTTAAAATAATATCATTTACAATATCCTTATCAAAATGATCTACTAATACATTTTTATTTATTTCAAATTTATCATTGTTAAATAAATATAAAGCATTTAATATTATTAGATTTGTATTAATAATTGTATTATTAATTTGTAGTTTACCATTTGATAGATATTCACTAATTTTAATTTTTTTAAGTTTGCTAAAATGATTATCAAACCATTTATTTGTAAAAACATTATATCCTTTTAAATATTTAGATAAATTTGTAATTTGATTGTCTTTATTTGTGTTTTCAATGTATTTATGATCAATGTTAAATAATGAAATAATATTCATATCAAAAATTGATTTAGATTCGTTATCCACATGAGTATTTTTAAGATCTTCACTATATTTCTTTTGTTGTTCAATAATAGTATCAATAATTGATAATTTATTTGAACATTGTTTATTAAGTCTATTAAAAGTATCAAAATAATATTTATTATTTTCTTTTGAAAAATATTTAGGAATAATTATTTTAATTAATTCTTTTGTTAAGTGATTATAAGTTGCAAAATATTGTATAATATTTTCTAGATGCACTAATTTATCATGTGATGAATTATTTTTTAACATATTAATATAACTATTTGATATAATTACATCAATTTTATTACTCTCAATAATACTTTGAATATTATTTAATAGATTTATTTTTAAATTAATTTTCTTTGTATCATTACTTTCAACATTATTTCTATCAATATTTAGAATTTTATGTACAACATTGAATCTAATAATTGCTTTCATTATTTTTTCTTTTTGATCAATAATATTTAATGATTCGCTAATTTTTTTAAAATAAATTATCCAATCATATTCATCATTAATATCATAACAAGTATTTTTCATATTTTGATATAAATCTAGAATATTATTAATATAATTATCATGTGATTCATTAATTACACAATTATAAAAATAATCACGAATAATAAAATTTTTATTAAAATTTAAAATTTTGTTGATATATGGATTATATTTTTGTTTATTAATATAAGTTTGAATATTTGTTAATAATTGAAATTGTTTAATAGTTTTAATTTCTAAATTTTCATCAGAATAATTTGTTTTTATACTTTCAACCATTTTTTCAATAATAAATACAGAATGAGAATTATCAATTTTATCATTTAATAATTGCTCAAGACTAGTAATATTTTTTTCTTGAATAATATGATTAATAATATCAACGATATTATTATTATCTTTCGAAAAATTATAGTATATAAATTTTTGAATATTTTTAATTGCTTCAATACTTAGAACACATAAAAATAGAGTTTCAATAATATTTGTTAAAATATTATATTTTTTAATCGTTTGTTCAATACTTTTATCTCTTTTAATTCCTGAAACATACTTATCAAAAATTTTTAATAATTCTTCTTTATCAATCTTTTCCCGATTCATAAAAATATGCGGATAATAATAATTAATCATGTTTGGTTTATTAAAACATTTTTTAATTATTTTATCACAATCAACATCATTTATGTCACTAACTTTGACTATATTGAATACGTCTTTCATTTGAATATAATTAGTAATTATATACTGTTAATATATATAATTATCAATTTTTTACACTACAAATTTATTTAATAAATAATAAATTACAACTAAAAATAATCCTCTTATTAATATATTTAAATGATCTCCAAATAATGGATTACTTAAATATGGTATATTTTTTAATAAATCTGAAATTTGTGGGGATGAAAAAATATAAAATAAAGTTAATAATATAAACATTGAAGTTAAAGATTTTGTTAAATCATTAATATTTATAAATGATTCTTTAATTTCTTTATTAGCACTTAATGTGTGAGATTTATCTTCTTGCTCTTTAGAAGGTTGAGCTTGTTGTTGAGCTTGTTGTTGAGCTTGTTGTTGTGCTTGTTGTTGTAACATTTTTTGATATTCCATCATTTCTTGTTGTTGTTGTTGTTCCATCATTTGTTGATGCATTATATTTTTATCTCTACTAGAATTTTCAACTTTAGGTGAATCATTATTTTTATTTCCCATTAATTCTTCAAAATCTTCTGATATTTCATTATCATCTGTTTTTTGAATTACACGACTCATTATATATTTTATTTAAACAAAATATTTATTTTTATTTAACACACTAAAAACTAAATTTTTATATTAATTTTTCATATAAATTATCAAAAACTATATATTTATTAGTATACTTTTTATTATCTTGATAATCATAATATTTTAATTCTTTTGGTATTCTTAGTTCATCGTCATCAAATATTTTTTTTTCATATATATTCATAATTGCTTGTATATAATCATCTAATATAGAATCATAATTTTTTTCATTATCACTTTTAATACCAATAAAGATTCTATTTTTAAAATTTTCTAGATAAAACATTCCTAATTTTTTATTAAATTTATCTTTTATTTTATTTATATTTGAATCATTATCATAAAATACATCAATTGTAAAATTTAAAATATCACTTCTTTTGAATGTTAATGTTTTCAATTCTATATTATGATATTGTTTTGGAGCTAATATTTTTAAGTGATTATCAAATTTAAATTTACCATAATTGTTACCATCAAAAAAAAGACCAGTAAAAAAATAATTACTTAATATAACTTCAATTAAATCATCAATTGACATATTTTCTTGTTTAATATAATCTAATGTTTTATCTTTTTGATCAATTTTTGTGGTTGATAATGAATTAACAAAAATAAAAACATCACCATTAATTAATTTTCTTTTTGTATTAGATATAGTTCCTAAAAAATTAATATCATCTTTTGAATCTTCTAAATAACACATTTGATATATTTTTTTATTAGTTGTATATATATCAATTGTATTACCAATATTTTTATCATTATCAATATTTAAATGTTCTGAAATAATACTCATAAATTCTTTATCATTTTTTGAATCATATTCTTCAATTAATGATTTTAAATATTCAACTAATCTATTTTTAGATTCTTCTGTTAAATTTAAATCATCTAAAAATTCTAAAGAATCAAATTTAAATAGATCATTATTTTTTTTTAATTTATAAAATTTCATTATATTTTGTATATAACTAATTATTTATATTTAATTAAAAAATTGAATTTATAAATTATAAACTAAATATTTATCTGTACATCAATAAACTAAAATGTTAAAATTAAGCTATAAATTTTTTAGACCTATATTTAATATTTATACTGCTGGTGAAAATATTCAACAATTAAATAATAAAATAAATCATTTAAAAATGAATAATATATTTCCAATTGTAGATTATATTAAAGAATATTCAAATCAAAAATCTGATATACAATTAATTAGTGATGAATATATATCATTAAGTAAATTACAAAATAATGAATATATTGCAGTAAAATTATCTAGTTTTGATTTTGATGAAAAAATTATTAATAAAACTATATCAGAATTAATATTTAATGATAAAAAAATATTAATTGATGCTGAAAATAATAAAAATCAAAATAAAATAGATTATATAACTAATAATTTAATTAAAGATTTTAATCAAAAAAATACATTCATATTTAAAACATATCAAATGTATCGAAATGATTCATTTGATAAATTATATAATGATTTACAAAATTATAAAAATCTAGGAGTTAAATTAGTAAGAGGAGCATATTATAATGAAGATAAATATAGTGGAAAATTATTTATAACAAAAGAAAATACAGATAAAGAATTTAATAAGGGCTTAGATTTAATTAAAAAAAATCAAGATAATATTAAAGCATTTATTTGTACACATAATCTTAAAGATATAAATACATTAATAAATTCAGATATTAATAAAAATAATATTTATCATGCATCATTATATGGATTTTTAAATAATGAAACAAATAAAATAATATATCATAATATTAAAGTTTATAAATATTTGCCTTATGGAAAAATCGAAGATTCTATACCTTATTTAACACGTAGACTTTATGAAAATCCAAGAGTAATATTTGATCTTATTAAATAAATTTAAACTATTTATATTTCATAAATTTAATACCATATTTTTCTAAAACTTGATAAACACAATCAATATATGTCATTTTATTTATTTTTAATTTTTTATTATTTTTAAAATTTTTTCCATCAAAAAAGATATCATCAATGTCAGTTATTTCATAGACATAACAATCTTTTTCTAATTCTATTAAAGAATCTTTTTCTAATTCTTTTATAATTTTTAATTCAGGATTATATTCAAAATTATTAATATTAAAAACACTTAAAATAGATAAAATATCATTTGAGTATAAAGTAATATTTTTTTGAGTAATTGTTTTTTTATGTTCAATATCAGATGCATAATATAATATTTTTGATTTTGGTTTAGTATTAGTATTATTTGTAACATTTTCTTTTAGAAATTTTAAAATATCTTCTATTTTTTTTTCAATATATAAATTTTTAATATATATTTGATTTAATTGTTCACGTCTTTTAATTAAATAATCTAAATTAAGATATTCTAATGGAAATTTTCCATTAACTATTTCATTTTTATATTCTTTTAAATTATTTTTAATAATTTGTTTTGCATTATCTATTAAATCTATTTCAACTATAAATTTATAATTAGTTGGTAAATTAATTAATATTTTTGGAGATCCAGTATTAATTATTGATGTTGTTAAACCAATTAATATTGAATTTTTATCAGTCACTAATAATTTATTTAATTTTGATTGTAATTCTCTTGCCCAATTAGAATTTATATCATTTGCAATTGATTTTGATTTATTTTTATCATTTTTAATTTTTTCATATAAATCAATTAATTTGGATAACTTTTTATCATTATTTATTTGTTGTGTTATGTTATCAATATCTATAATATTAAAATTTTGATCTATTAATAATAATTTAGAAATAAAATCATTTTTATATTCATTATTAAGACCAACTATATGTATTATTTCTTTCATAATATTAATATATTTTTTAATTAAAATATATTAACAATATTATTATTAATTACCAATAGATGCAATTGATAATTCCAAATCAGCAGCATTATTTGATTCTTCTTCATTATCTAAATCTATTTCTATATATTTTTCATTACTAAATCCTTCATGATTTTCAAATTGATATCCTCTTGGATTTACTACAAATTTTGTATTTCTAATAATATTTTCACTTGTAAAATGAGTATGACCATAAATCCATGCTTTAACATTATTCGTTAATAAATCCTCGCAATTAGAAGCAAATCCATAATTTATTTCACTATTTTTATATTTCTCATTTATTAATTCAAATGATGGTAAATGATGAGTTAATACAATTATATTCTTTTTTTGTAATGTCCATAATGTAATTTCATCACTTATAATTTTTCTTTGTTCACTCCACATTTTATTAATATCTTTTGGACTAATTGTATTTAGATCATCAATCGCAATATAATTATAATCATTCATATATTTTGTAATATAAGTTTGTTTATCTATTGGAATATATGACCATAATGTTGAACCAATTATTGTAATATTTTCTTTTGATAAATGGAAGACTGGATTTTCTGTATCAAGTAAAGTAATATTTTTATATTCTTTTAAACTTTTTTTTATTTCTAAATTTCGTTCTGTAAAAGTAGTTGGTTTATTATATTTCCATTTATGAATACTATTTTTATTATAATATTCATGATTACCTGGAACATAAAATATATGTTGCCATTCTTTACTAACATAATAAAAAAAATTTTTCCAATGATCATCTTGAGGATGCCCAATATCTCCTGCTAAGGCTAAATATTTACAACATGGTTTTACTAATGTTGTAAATATTGGACTT